GTTTGTATTGGTTTTTTTTTTCAAGCAGAAGACGGCATACGAGATGTAGCCGTGACTGGAGTTCAGACGTGTGCTCTTCCGATCTGGCACTGTTTTAATTAAAACTAAACGCTTTCAATGTCATGGCGTTATAGATGCAAATGTAACTGTTATGGAAAACAGCCAAGCACTCCTGGCATCAATGCGAGGCATATTTAATTATGTAGATGGAAAATATGAACTATCAATAGAGGACACTGGATCTTCTACATTTTCAGTTAATGCAAATCACATTATTAGTGATGGCGGTATAAGCATTAACTATGGCAATAAAGACAATCGCTATAACAAAGTTGTTGTTAATTATTTTAATTCTCAAAAAGGTTATGAGGCAGATACTGTCACTGTTTTACATGAGGCTACAACCGATGCCAATGATTTTACTTCAGATGATGGTGGTGAAGAATTAGAAATTAAAATTGATTGTGAGTTTGTTAGCTCTCCCTATGTTGCATACAACATGGGCCGTGGTTTATTGGCCAGGAGCAGGTATCAAACACAAATAACCTTCCAGGCAACTCCAGAATTATACAAATGTAATGTTGGAGATATTATTGATATAACTTATGCACCTTTAGATCTTAGTTCAACCCTTTACAGAATTGAAACCATAGACTTATTGCCAGATGGGTTGTTGAATATCACAGCAATAATTTATGTTGATGTTTACACATACACTTTGCCAGCAGCCGCTAATGTTCCTGGCTTGGCAAATATACCTTCAGCCTTTGCTTTAGTTACACCAGCCAATTTGTCTTTTGTTGATACTGATGATTCTGCGACTGATAGAGCTTACATAACCTGGACAGATAATGATGATTATCCAGTCAACGAATATAGGGTTGTAATTAAAAGCGGATCTGTTGCTGTTTACAATAATATTGTTACTTCTAATTATGCTTTTTTAGACTTTTTGCCGACAGGCTCTTACACAGCTGAAGTCACAGCAATTAATTCTGTTAAGGCAGAATCAGCGGCTGGAACTTTATCTTTTACAATTGCAGATCTACCAGTTAGGCAAGATGATATACAAAGTGGAGCTGTAAATATTTCTAAGCTGGCAAGCGATGTTACAAGTGCTATAAATGCTGGTGGCACTAATTCATCACAATTACAAAGATCAACCTCAGCACCTAGCACCAGGGCAGACGGCTCTGCACTCCAGGGCCAGGATATGTGGATTGATACCGATGATAATAATCAGTTGTATGTTAGAAATTCATCTAATAATGGTTGGGAAAAGGCCAGGGATGCAACGCTTGTTACCTTATATAATTCATTGAATTCAACTGTGACCAGTCAAGGCACAGCAATTGCAGCAGCACAAAGCGACATTGTTACAGTCACTAATTCAGCCTCTGCAAATGCATCTGCAATAACAAGTTTAAATTCTACAGTTGGCACCAACAGTTCTAGCATATCAACAAATGCATCTGCTATATCTACCATTAATGGCAATGCCTCTGCATCCTATGTTTTGAAATTAAATGCTAATGGCAAAGTTGCACAAATGGTTTTAAACAGCAATGCATCTTCTGGAACTGGTGCAACATCTACTGTGGCGTTTTTAGCTGACACATTTAAGATTGATAATGATGCTGGATCAAGCGTCAGTCCGTTTACAGTCAGCGGCGGATCTGTGTTTATTGATAATGCCAGGATCACAAATTTGTCAGCTGACAAAATTCAAATAGATAATGTAACTTTAGATACATCAAGCGGCCAATTAATTATTAAAAATGCTGGCGTTAATACTACACAAATAGCCAATCAAGCTGTTAGCAATTTTACAGTTGCAACTGGATCAAAGGGTTACTGGTACACAGATAATTTAAGTGAAACAGACATTGTGACAACCAGTGTTTTTCAAGCACCAAGCAACACGGATAATCCATTTGCTGTAATTGGTAATACTTCTGTTGTTGCTAACTCTGGAAGTAGCAGTGACTTTGTTCAACTTAGGCTTTATAGAAGATCTGCATCAACAAGTAATGGAGTTGCCTCTGCAACTTATATAGAAATAGCAGATTATAAAATGTTTGGCGATAGTGCTGAGGCTATACAAACAATTGCTGACTCTGATTCATATACAGCTGATTACTACTATCAATACAAAATGACATTACAAACACAAGGAACATCAACAATAGGCGGTCAAACTAGAAGCTATGGTGCTTCAGTTTTACAAGTCTTTGTAACCTATAGATAAATGAGAAAAATAAGCTGGTACAACAACGAAGGAAAAATTAAATTTACACAAAATTGTGCTGTTGGATTAGAGTCAGCATCATGTCCAGAGGATGGCTTAAACTGGATTGAAGGGTGTCCAGAAGTCTTAGAAAATTCTAGCGTTGTAGATAACGAAATAGTAAACGGCATTAAATCTAATGACGATACTTTAGAGATAGTTAGAAAAATAAGACAAAGCAGGTTAAAAAATTGTGATTGGACACAGGCCGCTGATTCACCTTTAAGTAATGAAAAAAAAGCTGAATGGGCCACATACAGGCAAGCTTTGAGAGATTTGCCAGAACAATATACAAATGCAGATGTATTGTCTGATGTGGTTTTTCCTAGTCAACCAGAATAAAAATATATATGCGAAAAACTATTAATAAAAGTAAAATTTATAAACAACAAAAGGGTGGCTAATGTCTCAACATGACTACAATTTAATAAATCAATCTGGATCAAATTTTAGGGCAGATCTAAACAATGCACTTACTGCGATTGTTTCTAATAACTCTGGAGCCTCAGAGCCAGCAACTATGTTTGCCTATGAATTGTGGGTAGATACTAGCAATTCAGTTATGAAGATCCGCAACAGCGGAAACGATGCCTGGATAACTTTGCCCTGGAGTATTACAGCAGATAACACAGTTGATATAAATGGCGGAACAATTAATGGCATAAGTAGTTTATCTTTTAGCAGCGGATCAACAGTTGCATCTATTTTAGATGAAGATAATTTAAGTTCAGATAGTGCAACAGCTTTAGCAACACAACAATCTATAAAGGCTTATGTTGATAGCCAAGTTACGGCCCAGGATTTAGACTTCCAGGCAGATAGTGGTGGGGTACTTTCAATTGATTTAGATAGTGAAACATTTACTTTAAATGGCGGCACTGGAATAAGTACAGCTGGAGCAGAGAACACAGTTACTTTTTCAATCGATTCTACAGTTGCAACATTAACTGGATCTCAGACACTTACAAACAAAACTATAGATTTAGATAGCAATACCTTATCTAACATTGAAACTGATAATTTAAAATCTGGTGTCCTGGACACAGATCTAACTTCAGTCTCTGGATCCGATAATACTCTGGCCTCAGCAAAAGCAATTAAGACTTATGTTGATGCGGCCATAACAGCTGAAGATCTTGACATAAGCGATGGATCTAATTCTGGATCTATAGACCTTGATTCAGAAACTTTAGGCTTGCTTGGTGGCACTGGTGTAACCTCTGCTTTGTCTGGCAACAACATTACATTTTCTATTGGTCAATCAGTTGGCACTTCAGACAATGTGCAATTTGGAACAGTCACAGCTAATTTAACTGGCCAAGTAAGTGATATATCTAATCACACAACGTCAGATCTCAGCGAGGGGACAAATAAATATTATACGGATGCCAGGAGTTTTACTGCTTTTGATACCAGGTTGGCCACTAAAGACACAGATGATTTAACAGAGGGTAATTCTCTCTACTATACAGAGGCCAGATGGGATGCCAGGCTGGCCCAAAAAACAACAGATAACATTACAGAAGGATCCTCTAATTTATTTTTTACCAACGAAAGAGCAGACGATAGAATTTCAGCATTAATACAAAACGGCACTGGCCTTTCTTGGGTTTATGATGATGCAGCTGGAACCTTAACTGGCACAGTTTCATTATCATCATTTAACACCTCTCAGCTTTCAGAATCTGGTAATTTGTATTACACAGATGCTAGAGCAAGGGCCTCAATATCAGAAAACTCTGCTCAACTTTCTTATGATTCTTCTACTGGTGTTTTAACTTATACCCAGGGAAATTCAGACACAGTATCTGAAGGATCTACTAATTTATTTTATACAGATGCCAGAGTGGCAACCAAGATTGATTCTTATGTAAACAAAGCATTTGTCGATGCACTAAATGTTGTAGCTGCATCAACTTCTGGAAATGCAGCCACGGCCACGGCCCTGGCAACAACCAGAACATTTTCTATTACAGGCGATGCTACAGCTTCTGCACAAAACTTTGATGGATCTGGCAATGTAACTTTATCTTTAACCATTGATGATGATGCAGTTGCCCTGGGAACAAAAACCACAGGTAATTATGTGGCCACAATTGCTGGCACTACTAATGAGATTGAAGTAACTGGATCTGGATCTGAAACAGCAGCTGTAACCATTGGCCTTCCAAATAACGTTTCCATAGCAAACGATTTAACAGTGGCTGGTGATCTAACAGTTAATGGGGATCTAACTTATTTAGATACAACCAATTTAAAAATTGAAGATAATTTATTTGAATTAAATTCTAATCTTACTGGATCTCCAGTTAATGATTCTGGAATGTTAATCAATAGAGGGTCTTCAGATAATGCTGTATTTATTTGGGATGAATCAGCAGATAAATTTACCCTGGGCCTAACAACAGCAGACGGATCTGCAACAGGCAACATAACTCTGGCCTCATTAGGAACATTGGTTGCTAATCTAGAAGGAGCAATTACAGGAAATGTTACTGGCCAGGTTTCTACTTTATCTAATCACGATACAGATAATTTAAGTGAAGGATCTTCAAATTTATATTTTACAAATGCCAGGGCCAGATCTGCTATTTCAGCAAGCGGAGATATTTCTTATGACAGTTCAACTGGTGTTATATCTTTTACAGCTACAGCTGCACCAGTTACTTCAGTTAATACACAAACAGGGGCCGTAGTTTTAGATACTGGCGATATTTCTGAAAGTGGAAATCTTTATTACACAGATGCCAGGGCCAGAGCAGCCATATCTGAAGGATCTACACAATTAAGTTATAACTCTGGAACAGGTGTTTTAACATTTACCCAAGGCAACTCAGACACAGTTGCAGAAGGATCAAGTAATCTTTATTACACAGATACCAGGGTTGCTACAAAAATTGATTCATATGTTGATAAAGCATTTGTTGATAACTTATCAGTAGTGGCCGCAAGTGCTACAGGCAATGCTGGATCAGCCACAATATTACAAACAGCCAGAACAATAGCTGGCGTATCATTTGACGGATCTGCAAACATTTCTCTGGACACTTCTAACATTACTGAAGATGGCAGTTATTTATATTACACAGATGCCAGGGCAAACAGTGCCATTGATGCTAGAGTAAATAAGTCTTTTGTTGATGCTTTAAATGTGGTTGCAGCCTCTGCAACTGGTAATGCTGGTTCAGCTACAGTTCTGGCCAACGCCAGGACAATTGCTGGAGTATCTTTTGACGGATCTGCAAATATAACTTTAGATACAGCAGACATAACTGAAGATGCTTCAGCTTTATATTTTACCAATGCTAGAGCAAGA